ATTATGCTTATGGTCTTAGTGACATCCATCTAATTCTTTATTTGGTTGACCTCAAAGATTATGCAGAAAGGGACATTGGCGCTGCTCTCAACAAATACGCTACTAGTAGGTTTGATATTAGTGCTGGACTCCCCGATATGCCTTATGGTCCTGATAAAATCAATGAAATTGTGGACGCATTTAATGCGTTGGAACCCGGCGAAGACATTATTCATGGTAATGATATTGAAGTCAAGGAGTTACAAGGTACACAAAGAGCCTTTGAGTATGGTAAATATACTGATGATTTGCTCAAGAAAATACATGTGGCACTTAAAGTTCCAATTACAATGTTCGATAAACCAGAACAGGCAAGAGCCATTTTCGAACCTTACGTTAGACATTTACAATCTGCGGTCGAAGCTGCAATTAATGCACAACTAATGCCTCAATTATTAGGAGGAGATGCATTATTTAAGTTTAGACAAATAAATGTAGATGACGCGTTTATAAAAGCAAAGACAGATATGATATACCTTTCAGAGGGAGTTCTTTCACCCGGTGAAGTGAGGTCAGAAAGAGGATTGAATCCAGAAGGAATAGAAGAAATACAAGATACAGCAGAAAATGCTAATATATCTGGAGGAAAAGACGAAGATAAGAAAGAAGAGTCCGCAAGGACAGAAAAACGCGCTGGTAACGAACCAGCTGCAAATCCAACGGGGGATAAGAAAGAATGAGCAAAGAGTACGACTACGAGCGTTGTATTATAGAAGTAGGCCCAACTCTCAAAAAGAGAGGTGTAGAGGACTACCAAGAGATTGCGGCAAATATGTGTCGTATGAGGGTAGATGAAGGAACTGATAGACAGTTTGCTGAATCTGCCGGGGGCGGACAGGAAAACCAACGCAGTTTTGCGTTGGAACTACAAGACCCTGTTCATACAGACGAGTATATAGAGTTTCCAGTAATCGCTATAACTTCAGGCCCCCACGACGAAGATGGCGACCAAAAGGTCTTTATTGAACCGTCTGTATTAAAGAATAGTGTAGAAAAATTCAGTGAATTACCAGTTTACTACAATCATCAACGAACCGAGGAAGACCTCCTTGGAAAGGCTATCAACCCAGAAATCGTAGAACTAGATGATGGTAAAACTGCCATAAAGATGCTCGCGCAACTTTATAAGAATGCAGCTGATAATAATGAAGTGCTCGAAAAGATTGAAAACGGAGATATGACGCATGTCAGTATCGACTGGTTTTCTAAGGATGTAGACGTTCTAGGAGAACCGTTTGCAATGGACATTCGTCCTATTGAGGTGAGTTTTATTGATAATGAGACTCGAACCCCCGTTTGTGACGCATGTACGATAGAAAAGGAATGTGACGACCACCGTGAATTCGGTGAACAGTCAAAACATGATTCCTGTGGCTGTGGAGGCCATGAAAAGGAGTCTTGTGCCTGTGACACACACGGGCGAAACAGCGAGGTAGAAAACATGGCTGAAGAAAAGAACACAGAAATAGTCTCTGAAGCTGCTGTAATAACCGAGCGAGAATTCGCATCGATGAAACAGCAACTTGAAGAGATGAATGCTTCTTATGCTGAGTTAGAATCCAAGCACAATGAGACATTAAATCTCGTTTCGAAATTCCAAGAAGAGGAAGAGGCTCGTGCTACTGCTGAAGCAGAAGCAAGAATCACTTCTTTTGTTGACTCAATTATCACAAAAGAAGCCGCTCTAGGAAAGCTCGATGACGAGACTAAGGATGCTCGTGCAGAGGAACTCAAAGCATGGGACGCAATCAAGCTAGAAGGCTTTAGTATCGCAATGGAAGGAGTACCTGTACCAGAAGCAGTTGAAGAACGAACTTTTGGAAAGGGAAAATCCAGCGATGCTGAAAAAGAACTCCATGAAGACAAGGAAACCCCACGTATGTTTGCGATGGAAAACGGTAGAATTGTATTTAAAGGAGAGGAGAACTAAATATGGCAATAGTAAAAAGCACATTAGTAAATGATGGTGGAGCACCAGCACGTATTATAAATTTAGAAGCAGGAGCTGCTATTTTAGCAGGTCAATGCTTGATGATTCATACGGATGGTACAGCTATCAAAGCTACTGCGGCAGTTGAATATTTCCCTATGGCAGGAGTAGCTCTAACAGATGCTGCAAGCGGAGACCAAGTAAGTATGATTACCGGAAGTGGTATTGTATGTAACATTTTAACCGCAGCAGTAACAGCTGGAGATAATCTTAAGTGTGTAGCTGATGGAGAATTAGATACACAAACAAGTAACACAAACCGAGTATCCCAAGCAGTAGCTTTGGAAACAAACGCGGTAGACAGCACTGTAACAAAGTGCTTGGTGTTCTAAGGAGATATAAAATATGGTAGCAGCAGGAACAAATCCCGGTTTGGCAACGTCACAACTAAGTGACACAGCAAACAGGGTATTGATAGACTACAAAGACGCAATTCAGGACTATAAAGTTACTGAAATGCCTGTAGTAAGTATGTTTGCAGAGCGTTTCACCACAGATACTGGTGGAGATGTTGACATTACATTTGCAAAGCCCTCCATGGGACTTGAGCAAATTGAAGAGGGAGCAACCCCAGCTTACCAACACACTGACTTGAGAAACGAACGTGTCTCAGTTAAAGAGTTTGGTATTGCAATAGGTGTAACCCGCAGAATGTTAGAAGATTCACGTTTCTCTGAAATGGAATTAGCTCTCAACGAAGCAAGAAAGGCAGTCGAGAGACACATAACTAAACACTTTATTTATGCAGTCTTTGGATTGACCGACGCAACGTTCGGTACAACCGCAATAGCAGCTGGAACAAATGAAACAGCGATTGAGACTTTCGCAACTTATCCACACGGTGGATTTTATGGTGCAAGTCCAAGCTCTGGAACCAGACTATACGAATATGGTAACTACTCAACAAGTGATTTGAACGACTTGGGTACTCACTATTTCGCATCGACTGACTCCAGTGGCTCTGAATCAGCAACCGGTGGTAACTTAGAACTTGGAGACGTAACCAAGGCTATAGAATTAATGAGTGCAAAGGGAATGACCCCAGATACAATTCTGGTATCCCCAACCCACTACAAGACTCTATTGAACTTGGCTGACTTCACAGCACCTTTCGCAGTCGCAGCAGATTCTGCTGGCGGTTCGCCAAAAGGTGGTTTGGATTACGTCAACTCAACGTCTAATAATGGTGTTGTTGGACAACTCTACGGTCTTAACGTAGTTGTTAATCCATTTGTACCTAAGACAAGAGCTGGAATCTTTGATATGAAAACCAAACCTGTCGCATATGTCGAGAGGCGCGGTCTAACTGTCGAAGAAGCTAACCCCGGATTTGGAATAACAGGTTCATACATGTCTTTAAGATATGGTTTGAAAATTATCCGACCTGAGGCTGGCTGTATCGTAATTTCAGATTAGATAAGCTTAGTTAACATAAAATTTTGGTCTGGGCGACACCACAGAACAAGTCGCCCACATTGAGGAACACCTATGACAAAAGTATTCAAACCCACCAAAATCCGTAAAAAGAAGGCAGGAGACTATGGTCTCCATAAAAGTACAACTGCTAAAACACGTATGTTGGTTATGGACGATAGGTTAATCTCTAAACAATATTTAAAGGGTAGAATTGATGTCAGAATATCCGATGATTCTTTTGATAGTGGTACATGGGCAGATACAACTGACATAGCCCCTTCAAAGAATACTCTTAATAATTATCTTAATTCTTTAGAAGTGACAACTTCTTCTTGGACTCAGGAAGGTACTGGCCCAACTTCTAAGACAAGAACTTACGATTCAGGGTTTGTAGGTATAGGTTCGACTTTAAACTATACTGATGACATTACAGAAATGTTAACAGTAGATGGAAATATAAAAGGTATAGGGAATTTACTTTTAAAAGCGGATTCAGCATCATTAAAATTTGGTGCTGATTCAGATACAATTTTAACACACTATCATAATAATGGTATGTTATTAAATTCAACTAGAAAAATTTATTTTGAAGATGGTTCTAATTATGACCAATATATAGGGAGTGCAGGTTCTGGTGTAACTGCCATAGCTGCCCCAAATGAAATTGACTTAACAGCAACAACCATTGATATTAATGGTATAGCAGATATTTCAGGTAATACAGCGGTTGGAGGTAATTTAACAGTTGGAGGAACCGCAACTATAACTGGAGATACTACTGTTAATGGTAATCTTACAGTTACAGGAACAGCTACAGCAATACAGACCGAAACAGTAGAAATATTTGATAATATAATAGTATTGAATACAAATTCTGAAGCAGATGCTGCTGCTGGTATAGAAGTTGAAAGAGGAAGTGAGACTAATACTGCTATTAAATGGGAGCCAGTCTCAAATAAATGGCAATTAACAAATGATGGTTCAAATTATTATGATATTTCAACTTCACAAGAAGACCACGCCGCCATTACTATAGATAACCAAGGTCTTGGATTATTAAGTTTAAGTACACAAGCTATAACGGTAAATGATGTTATGGTAAAGAACAGTGGAGATACTATGACAGGAAAATTAACGTTGTCTGGTACAGCTGGTGGAGGTGGAACTGGTACTACAGCATTAGAAATTACTGGTGGAAATTCTTCTGCCACTAACCCCGCAGTTAGTATTACAGGCCATTTAACTGCATCAACTAAATCCTTTAATATACCACACCCAATAGATACACGAAAAAGATTAGTATATGGTGTTTTGGAAGGTCCAGAATTTGGAGCATATAATAGAGGTACTATAGAATT